GAGCACGGTCAGCGCCGCACCGACCGTGCTGACCGCCCACAGGCGGGCGTGCTGCCACCGCAGCATGAGCCACCTCGCCCGTCGCTCCTGGAGTTGCTTCGGCGTCGGTTTCATCTGGCCCCCCTCAGCACGGCGGCGAGTATGCCGACTGCCGTCAGCAGCAGCGTGAACATCGTGCCCACGAGCCACCACACGCGCCGGTCCACCCGGTCGAGCCGCCTGCTCACACTCGATATCTCGTCGCCGAACCCGTTGTGGACCTTGTTCGCCATCGGAATTATGTGCACCTCAAGCATCCTGTCGATCCTGTTGTGCACCTCAGCTATCGCGTCGCGTGAGGCCTCGCTCGATATGCGGCTCTCCTCGCGTAGGCCAGCCACGGAGTCGATGATGTCCCTCTTCATCCCGTCCATGTACGGTTGGCATACTGCGCTGAACATGGTCGGAACGCAATCCGGGGAATCCTGAGATTTTCCGTCCATAAACCCTACCCCTCGATGCGGATGTACAGCTCCTCGAACCCGGCGTCGAACGCGAACGACGGCAGGGTGTCGTAGAAATACGGCGCGGCCGGGTGCAGGCATACATGCCTGAACCCTATGTCAATCGCTCCGAACTTGGCACCTGCCCGTACCATGTACGACGCATCCAGGGGATTGAACCCGATCCCCAGCCAGCTCCTTTCTCCCGCTTCAGGGAGGCTCATGAACGACGTCTTGACGCCGCCGCCCATGTACACCATGTCCCACAGCCACACGTCCGCCTCAAGCAGCGCGTACCCGGACTTGAACGACACGAACTCGCGGTTCTTCAGCAGCGAGTTCAGGTTGATGTTGCCCCTGACGGCCACCTCATCCGGTATCGCGGCGTCGGTGTACACGGCGGACTGCTCGGAAGACACGCCGAGCTCAAGCGCGAACGTCAGCACGATGAACCACAGTCTGATCATATCATTTATCCCCCTACGTATATAATACCGCGTTTTCTCACAAAGTATTTTCCACTTCAATAACGATCCTGTCTATTTCAGCCCGTATGAGGTCGATTTCCGTCGAGTCTCCGCCCGCGAGGTCGCACACCGCCCGCACGAGCCGGGCGTACGGAACGGCGTTCGCGATGGACCTCGCCTGCCGCGCCTCATTCCTCGCGTCGACCCGCTCCTTCGCCGGTGCCTGCGGCCGCAGCGCTATCAGATACGGACGGTTCTCCCTCGACGGGCCTGCTTCCGGGTCATAGTCCGGGTTGTCGGTAAGGACGTACTGTAGGTTCGCGTACTCGTCGAAAAAGTCGTCGATGCGCGGATCGAAATCCTGCTCTCGTATCCAGTCGGGCGTCCCGGTCTCGCGCTTGATGACCGTCCCGCAGTAGTAATCAACGCCGTCGATGGTCCGGGTCTGCAGCTCGTAGATCATGCGAAGACCCCCATCTGCGTGATGGCAACGGTGATGGTGTCGGACCCGGAGGTCGACGTCCCGGCCCGGAACTCCACCTCATCGTCGGTGCCCACCGGGCAGATCACCTCTCCGACCATTCGCAGCCCGTCAATCGTGGCGGAGGTCATGTCCGCGTACACGTGGACCATCGGGGATAGCTCGCTGGTAAGGTACCCCCAGCTCGATCCCTTCGGCCTGAACGCTATGTGCATGCCTGATACCGTCCCAGCGGTAGCCTCGACGATGTCTATGTAGACCTTGAAGTAGACCCCCTTGACGTTCTCGATCCCGAGCGTGACGACGCCGCACGGTGTCCAAGAACCGATGGTGGGCGTGCCGTTGTAGATCCGGTAGTCGGTGGTGGTGCCGCTGTCGGTGTTGAAGAAGTACAGGTGCCCGAGGTACTCATGGCCGGCGAGCATCGCCTGGTCGACTATGTCGTGGATGACGTGACCGGCGCGGTCCACCGCGCGGATGCCCTGCGTCCCCACGTCGATGAACCGCATCTTCTTGTCGAGCTGCGCGATCTCCGCCCTCAGCAGCCTGATGGCGTTCTCGTCGATGGCGACGCCCCGGCCGGTGTTCGCCAGCGTCTTCTGCACCCACGGGAGGGTCGCCGCCCCGTGCGTGAGCGTCCTGTCGGCCGTGGCGAGTATCAGCATGTCGCATATCTCGCCGTCTATAGTGAAGTTGGAGGGGGCGGAATAGAGCGGGATCGAGCCCACTGAGAGGTTCGGGTTGAAGACAACCGTTCCGACGTCGGTAGCGGTCTCGCTGTCGATGTTGGTACCGTTGATGTCGAGGTAGTAGTTGTCGTTGCTGATGTCCCACGTGATCTTGATGTGTATCCAGTCGTGCAGGTACGTGTTGTCGGCGAACGTGTTGCCTGAGGCCCACACCCCGGACCCGTTGCATCCGGCTGTCAGCGTCACGGTTGTGGTGCTTCCGCGGATCACGAACTGGAACTTGTGCGCGGACCCGGCGTAGCGCAGGATCAGCGCGTACGTCTGCCCGGAGTAGTTGTTGACAGAGTCATAGTCGCTCACTATGTATTGGTTCCCGACACCGTCATAGTTGCAGCGCATCCGCACCCGCAGCTCGATGGAGCCCGCCTGCGCCCACTCGTACCTGTACCACAGTGCCGACACATCTCGGTTTGACGGCGTGTACGGGGTCGGGTGGGGCTGCTCCTCGACCTGGACCGCCGCCACCTCGACGTAGTCGCCGTCCGCCTCGGAGCTGTCCGGGTAGATGATCAGCCTGACCGTCCCGTCGCCTGTCGTGATGCTGCCGAACTTGAGCGCGATCTCCACCAGCTCGCCGCTCTCGTGCCAGATCGCGTCGATGATCTCGCACGTGTAGGTGGTCGGCGTGACAAGGGCCACCGTGTCGGAGGTCCACGTGATGTTCACCCCGGCCTTCAGCGCCCCGGTGGTGCGGTACATCCTGACGTTCGTCGTGCCGGACACCTGGCCCTTCCGTATGATCATCCTTACTGCGACGTCACTGCTGCTGAACGTGAAGTAGTGGGACGCCGAGGAGGTGGACGTGCTGTTCGCCATGAACGTCCAGAACGTGTGGTTCTGGAACCTGAACGTCGCCTCCGTGATCGTGTACATATTACTTTCCGTGAAGGCGGCCGCGTAGTCGAACGGCTCGTCGATCATGTTGGTCGTCGAGCGCCAGAAGCCTATCCCGTCGGCCCGCGGGTCCCCGGCGATGTCGTCCCACATCATCGCCTCGGGGTTCTCGTATTCGGTGTTGTCGCTGTCGTAGCTCGCACGGGGTGCCGGGGTGATCGACTTCTCCTCCGGCACGCGCCCCTTGGAGCTCAGGCAGGTCAGGTCGTGCAGGAACAACTCGTCGCTGTCACCTATGTCGTCGCCGTAGTCGTAGATGTTGTTGTCCTTGCCGATGAGGAGCGTCCTCGACGTGAGCGTGCTGCTGGCGATCTCGTCGGCGGTGATCGTCTCGGCGACGATGTTCTCGGCAACGATCTGCCCGGTGCCGAGCTCGACCACCGACATGTTGACTATGTCGAACGTCCCGGACCCCGAGAACGCGGCGTGCATCTCCAAGCTGACGTACTTCGTGCGTGAGTCGGACAGGTATATGAACTTATCATCCGTGTTGCTGACAGCAGGGCAATCGTCGATGCTGCGCCCGTAGCCGATTATGTAGGCCGTGTGCTCGACGAACGACGTGCTCTTGTCTCTACTCAGTTCGACGTCCGTGGCTGCTGGTGTACCCGCAGTCCGACTGCTGTCATACGGTGTGACGTTGTAGTTACCTGTGTGCAGGCTGCCGTCCGACTCAGCCCCCTCCTGCAACGAGCTGTAGGCGAGCACGTTGACGTATCCGGAGTACGCAGCACTCGACACCTTCCCGGCGAAGGTTACCTTGTATACCTTCCCGTGGCTGACCTCGAAGCTCTTCAGCCTGGCCGCCCACGTCCCGTCATCGGAGAGCCGGACCGCGTAGACCGTCTGGCTCCCATAGACTAAGGGTACGACGCTCAGCGCTGTGGTGCCGTTGTTCGTCCCATCATCGTCGTGCTGCCCCCACCCGCCGAGATGCCCTGAATACGTGACGTTGTTCACCAGGTCGCGGGCGAGGACGTTCAGCTTCTCCACCAGCACGGCCTCGGCCTTGATCTTGTCTGCCTCGACCGCGTCGGCGGCTATCTCGTTCGCCGTTATCAGGTCGGCCACCAGGTGCCTGGTTGCCACCATCCCGTGGACCATGCCGCCCGGATTCAGGTACAGCGAGCGGATCTCTTTCTGAGTCAGCACCCTGTCGTAGAACCTGAGCTCGTCGAGGATCAGCTCATCTGTGACAGAAAAGTTGGCCCGGCCGACCCATATCTCCTGTGCGTAGTAGGTGATGGTGTCCGTGTTGGTCTTCGACTCAGCCAGGACTCCGTCGATCCATATCTCCTGCGAGCCGGAGGTGAACGTCACACAGACATGGTGCCAAGTGTCCTGCGAGATGGTTCCATAATCTGACGACACATTTTGAGCCGCGCTGCCATCATTCCAATAGAAAATGACCCTTCCCTGACCGCCACTTTCCTCCACCCGGAGATGCTGCGCATAGTACGGGGTGGCGTGTGACGTGTAGTCGTAGCTCCAAATGATCGCGTAATTCTCGATTGACGTTATGTATATCCAGCACGCTATCGAGAACGACTGGACCGCGAAGTCCGAGCCGCTGCCGTCCGACATCACGGTGACGTAGGTGTCCTGGGAGCCCCCGAAGTCCATGGCCGCGTTGGCCTTCCCGTCTGTGAAGCCGCCACCGGCACCGAGCGTCAGCGTCCCGTCGTTCTCGGCGGGCGACTGGTCCTTCACGGTGTCCCCGTCCGCGAGCCCGTCGTCGTCAAAGCTGTAGTAGAGCTTCAGGTCCTCATCGCTCGGGACCGACAGGAACGAGGAGACGTCTATGTGTTCGCTCTTGATCTGGTCGGCCCTGAGCTGCGCGGAGTCCACCATGTAGGAGGTGAAGGACAGCGGAGCTGTGTACAAGCTCTTCACCTCCGCCGCGCTCAGCGCCCGGTCAAAAATCCACAGCTCGTCGATGAGGCCATCAAACAGCTCCGCCCCACCGGCACCGCGTGCGATGTTCAGGTCGGTGCTTGTATTGACGTCGCCGCTATCTGAATCCGAGTCCACAAGAACAGCATTCTTGTACAGCCGTATTGCCCCGCTTTCGCGGACCAGCGTGACGAAATACCAGGTTCCGGTCGACATGGCCTCAGTGTCTACAAGTCCGGTGTATGAAGCTGCGGTCCCGACGTAGGCGCGCAGGTTAAGGCCACTGTCCGTACGAATCTTGATCGCCCCTTCACCCGTATTCCACTTATAGACAAACGTTTCGTTAGCTGTAGGAGTGTCATCGAGATACACCCATAGCGCGATACTAAAATCTCCAGTGCCAAAGTTGAAGTCTGCGTGGTGCGGGATGGTCATGTACTGCGACGAGCCGTCGAAGTGATAGGCGTTCCCCACGCGGCCTGCCTCATGCGTCGGGGCTACGTCCTTCACAATCGAGTGCGTGCCGCCGCCGATCTGCGCCTCCAGCGTCTCCTCGTCGTCGAATGCGAAGTAGCACACCGGCGGGACCTCGCTCTCGTTCCTGATCCACTCGGACGCCTCGACGTGCGCCGCCCTCAGCGCCTCGTACACCACCTGCTCGGCCCCGACGGTGTTCGGCACCATCCCGCCGGGGTTGGTCATCATGAACTTGATCTCGGCCTCGCTCAGCGCCCGGCCAAAAATCCACAGCTCGTCGATGGAGCCGTCCACGTACTGCGAAGCGCCGTTGTCGGAGAAGAAGTGCAGGTCCTGAGCGTTCGTGACGCTGCCCGTGGCGACGGCGGTTCCCGTGTCCTTCACCCCGTTGATCCATGCGTACATGTTGCCGGATGAGTCCCGAACGAACGCGAGGTGGTTCCATTGCCCGACGGTGACCGTGAGGTCGGTCACGAAACTGTGCGCGGTACCGTCGTTGATGTACCATAGGAGCTTCAGCGACGTGTACACCTCACAGGTGTAGCCCGCCCCTGACGCGCGCTTCTTGAACAGCTGCTCGTTCGCGCCGGGCGTGTCGTCCGGCTTGTACCAGAAGAGGATCGTGAATGCGCCTGTGCCGAAGTCGATGTCGGCGTGGTCGCCTATGTAGAACGTGCCGCTGGAGCCGTCGAAATGGTAGCAACTCCCATGCTTGCCGGTCTCGTGCGCGTACGTCCCGGAGAGGTTCAGGGCCATCGCGACGTCGCCGAGCGTCGGCCGCAGGTTGTTCTCGTCGTCGAAGCTGTGGTACAGCGCCAGGTCGGAGAAGTCCACGGCCCGGACGAAGTCGTTGGCGTTCACGGACCGCGCGGTGACGGCGTCGTCACCGACGTTGGCCTCGACGATCTCTGTGGTCGGCACCCCGGTCGGGTTCACGTACAGCGCCCGGAACTCGCCGTCGGACAGTATCCGGCTGTAGATGAGCACCTCGTCGATCCGACCTTGCGTCTTCAAGGATGCGTCGCTGCGTCTGGCGCCGATCCTGATCGTCCGCTCGGTCAGATCGACAGTGCCACCGCCATATGTTCCGTTGGCGACTTTCTGCCCGTCGAGATAGATCACCCAGGCTTTTGACGATGCGTCGTATGAGAACCCGACATGATGCCAGCCCGAATCAGGGATCGCGGCTCCGCCATCCTTCGACTCGGCGGTGGTCCCGTCATCCAAGGTAAGATACAGGTGGTAGGAGAACGTGGATGTCGTCCCGAATACGAAGAACTGATCAGTGCCGCCCGACCCATGGTTATTCACGAATGCCTGATCGTAGCTACCGTCGCAGCCCTTGACCCAGCACGAGACGCTGATCTGCGTCATAGGGCTGATGACACTTCCGAGGTCCGCGTGGTCGGTGGCGTCGCAGTCCAGCGCGTACCCGGCCAGGCCCGCGGCCCATGCCTCGTCGGACAGCGTGGCGTGGTTGTCGTTGCCAGAGGTGTCCACGGCGCGCAGCCCGGAGCCGTGGTCGAACGGCAGGTGGACCTCAAGGTCCTCCCCGTACAGTATCATCTGCTCGTCCGTGGGCCGCGCCTCGAACTCGTGGTCCACGGTCCTGCTGCTCGACCTGTGCTTGGCGTACCTTATCGGGGAGCCCGTGGCCGTGAAGCTGTCCTTCTCGATGAGCCCGAGGGAGGTCTTCCACCTCCCCATCGGCCCGCGTGCCGTGTGCTTGAAGCTCTCGACCCAGCATGCGAGGTTGATCCCGGCCTCCGGGTTGAACTGGACGACCGCGCCCGGCTGCACCTGCGGGAGGAAGTCGGTGATGACGCTGAACACCTTCCTCGGGTCCTTCCCGAACTCGACCCACCGCTGGACGGTGGTCTCGGCCTGCGATACGCTCGCGGCGTACGTGCCGTCCACCGACTTGTCCACGTAGTCCCACTCGTCGGATACGGTCGCGTCTGTGTGCTCGATGGTGTTGCTCTCAGACACCCTGACGGGTATCCCCTGGACGGTTAGCTTGGTGATCGTTATGTGGCCGCCGGACTGGTTCTGGAGTATGATCTCCGAGCTGTCCGGGTTCTGCTGCGTCGCGTCGGTCGAGCCGTTGAAGCTGATGATGGTCGGCGTGCCCGCCCCGGTGGCCTCTATGTCGCTTCCGGAGCTGTACGCGCCTATGGTAGGCGTCTGTATGCTGAGGCCGATGGGGATCTCCTCCGAGCTGGTCGGGAGCTTGTACTTGAGCTGCGCCACGTCGTCCTGGTTAGGGCCGGGCCAGTACTCGTTGTTCGCGAGCCTGATGCTGATGCGGTTGTACGTCGTGTCGTAGTTAGTGGTGTTCTTGTAGATGACCTGCGTCGGCAGCTGCTCGTACCCGGAGAACTCAAGCCGCGCCCTGTTGCACCGGACCTTGCTGTACGAGCCGGACCACGAGTGGATGTTGTCCGTGTCGAGCGTCCACTCGCTCGACGGCGACGACCACCCGGTGGCGAAGTAGCTGTCGAAGACGAGCTTGCCGTCGTACCGAAAGCCCATGTGCGCGAGGTACGCAGCCTGTATCTTCTGCATCTCGCGCCACGCCTCGGTGTCGCCCCTGACGGGCATGTAGTCCTTCGTGTGGTTGACGGCCGTGCCGACGATGGAGCCCGCCGTCACGCCAAGGGTCTTGGCGAACTTGTGCATGAGCGACGTCCCGGTCGCGCTGGGGTCGAACAGGCTGTACCCGACGTAGATGGCCGGGTCCAGCCTCGCCCGCATGCCGCGCATCTTCGTGGCGTCTACGAACGTGAACTGCACTACGTCCTCGCTGATCGCGCGCCTCTTCCGCTGCGCGCCCTTCTCGTCCACGTAGCCGGTGAAGATACGTATGTACTCGTTCCCGGTGCCGACAGTCACCTCTATGGCCGCCTTGGCCCCGGCGTGGTCGCCCTCGTCGAACCAGCCGCCGGAGTTGCGGAGCAGCACCTGGGCGCTGCTCGACATGGCCTTCGAGTGGAAGCTTCCGCCGGTCCCGCTGACGTTGACGCTGTTGCCGTAGAGGTACTGCGTGACGTCGTCGAGGGTGTCGTCATCGTTGGTGTCTATGAGGATCTTCCACGTGCGCGGCTCGGTGTTGTCCTGCACGGCCGCCTGGAACCCGCTGGACGCGGGAACGAAGTACGTCATGTCGCGGGCGCCTCCAGCCACTCTACCACGCCGCCCTGACCGAGGTAGTCCTCTACGGCCTCGACCATGAACTCGCCGACCTCGGCCATGCCGGACGCCCCGACTATCGGACCCTCGAAGGTCTGGTATATGTGGAACTCCGGCGCGCGCTGTATCGTCGTCTCCCCGCCGACGATGGTGGGGGCTGGCTCCTCCCCGAACGGCGCGAAGTCCTCGGCACCGGGTCCGAACAGGTCGCCGCTCGGACCGAAGTCGGTGAACCCGGCCCCAGCAACGTCGAACGCCACATTCTCGACGGACTCGACCACGATCTCGTCCAGCGCCTCGCTGAACGACTCGCCCCAGTCTACGTCCTCGATCTTCTTCCACTGGAAGGTGATGGCGTACAGGATGACCTCGCCGAGGGCGAGTATCTTCGTGGCGAGCCAGCCGAGCGTTGCCGCCACGCCCCCGATCAGCGTACCGAACACGCCCAGCACAGACATCACGGTGTTGATCACCGGAGACAGCGCCTCGAATATCCTGCCTATGGCGTCGATCACCGGTGCGAGCGCCGCGAAGATCGGAGCGAGGATGTTGCCTATTATAGATATGAACGTGAAGATGACAGGCAGTATGGACAGGAACAGCTTGAACACCGACTCAAGCACGAGCGCCAGCGCGTCCCACAGCGGCTGGAGCCTCTTCATGAGCTCGCCGAGCATGTTGAACGCGGCAACGAGGTACGGCGCGATGGCCGAGAGGAGCTGCTGGAAGAACACGAGCAGCGGCTGTATCGCCGTGGCGAGCGGGACGACTATCTGCGAGAAGAACGTCTTGATGCCCTCCTGGAACACCTTCCACGTCTCGGTCTCGGTCAGCGCGCCGCTGATCTGCGCCACCAGCCAGCCGATGGCCTGCTGCAGGAGGCCGAGCCCGGCGCTCACCGGGTTCAGGATGGCGTTCACCACGTCCATGTTCAGCGCGAAGTCGGCGAGCCCGGTCAGGAGCTGCTCGTCGAACCCGACGGTCAGCCCGGTTCCGAGCGCCTCGGCCGTGCCGGTCGCCTTGCCCACCTCCGTCCCGGCGAACGCCTCGGCCGCCCCTATCGCCGGTCCAAGCGCGGTGCGCGTCTCCTCGATGGTGGCCAGGCGCTCTGCCTCGTTCCGCTGCGCCTCAAGAAGCGCGAGCTCCTCCTCCCGCTTCTTGTTGACGGCGTCGATGGCGCCCTCGCGCCACTTCTCCACCTCCAGGTACGACACACCGGCGCTTACGAACTCGGCGGCCCTCTCCCGGATGTCCGCTATCTCGTTCTCGTAGGCACTGCGTTGCAGACGTGCCCACTCCTTGATGTGGCGGTTGTCCTCCTCGTTCTGCCGCATCTTTATGGCAAGTATCTTGCCCCACAGCACGTCCTTGACGGCGTTCAACTGCCGGAGCTGCTCCCTGTAGTTCGCCACCGTCTCCTCGTCCGCTGCGCTGAGCTTGGCGTCGAGTGCGAGTATGTTGTTGAGCTCCTCGTTAACGAGCCCGACCTGCTTGACCACGCCATCAAGCGACGCCTCAAGCTTAAGCAGCGCGGCCTCCTCGGTCTGGTCCCACAGCTTCTTGATCTCGGCGGGCAGCGTCAGGTCCTTCAGGCCGTTCTCTATGCCGGTGCGCAGGTTGCTTCCGATCTCCTCCCCGACCTCCTCGGCCTCCTCACCGAGCGCCTTGAGCTTGTCTATCAGCTCGTTCAGCAGCGCGTCATCCTTGAACGGCTCCACCATGCTCGACGCCATCTCCCCTGTGGCGACGATGGTCTGCTTCATGTACTGCAGGAAGTTGTCGACGATGGACTTGAACCGCGGGGCGGCATCCTCCAGCGCCTTCTTCCATTGGTCGGAGACCATGTCAGGAGACTCAACCGCCTTGGTATCTATCTTCCATATCTTCGTGAACTCGTTCCACGCCGTGGACAGCCTGTCGAGGAACCCCTGCTTTATCGCGGCCCACAGCAACCCCGGCCCCTCCTCGGCTATCACGGCGAACGCCTCAAGGAAAATCTTGGGTATGAACTCGGCGGCCAGCGCCATGGCGTCAACGACGCGCTTGGCCATGGAGTCTATGGCGTTCGCTATCACCTTGCCCGAGAATGTCAGCTTCATGATGCGCTGCACGATCTCCCCGACCGCCTTGAATACGGCGGGCATCTGCGACACGTACGGCAGGAGGCCGCGTACTATCTTCGTGCCCCACTCGCTGAGCTTGACGTAGACAGGGAGGAGGCGCTTCCCGAGCTCGGCCCGCAGGTCGGCCCACGCGGCCGTGAGCATCTGCGGCCGCTCGGCGGCCGTTATCTGCTGGCCCGCCTCACCGACCCTGCGCATGATGGTCTCGCCCTGCGCGAGGACGGCGTTGAGGAGTGCCTGCTGCTTCTCCGCTCCGGTGAGCTGGTTCGCCGCCTTGCCTATCTGCTCCCCGTACGCCTTGGTGGCCTCGCCTATCTTGACCGTGATGCCGAGGTTGTCCAGGATCATCGGGCTGGTCCGGCCGATGCCGGTGACGATGTCGTTGAACATCTGCTGCACGGACTCGCCCGTGGCCGTGGCGGACGCCCGCGCTATCTGCATGAGCTGGTCGAGCTTGTCGACCGGCAGCCCGAGCAGCGCCGCGCGGTTAGCGGCGAGCATCATGTCCAGCTCCGTTATGGTGCCGCCGGACATCTCCCGCATGCTCTTCAGGATGGCATCGGCGGAGTTCCCGGCCTGCTCCGCGATGGACTCGAACGACATCCTGACCTGCTGCACGTTCGCAGCGTAGGATGCGTTGTCAAGGGCCATCGAGATGGCCTTCTTCACCCCGTATATGGCCGTCCCTATGGCGAGGTACTTCTTTACGCCGCTGACCACCGTCTTGTTCAGGCTTCCGAAGGACTTGTCCACCTTCCTGACGTCGTCGGACGCCCGGTCCTTGCCGCGGAGGATGACCCCCACGTTGACGTCACGCGGCATGGGTCACCTCCTGCGGTAGTGGTGACGTGGTGGTCGGCGCGCGGCCGGGCGCGCCGGTTTTTTCATCTTTCCGACGCGGTCCTTCAGCCGCCTGTTCTGTATGTCGACGTGCTTCGAGCGCACGACCTGGTAGATCTGTATGTCGAGCCATGGCTGCTCCGAGTAGGAGCCGGGGTACTTCCAGTGGCGGAACGCTCCGTCCCCGTCCAGGAAGGTGAGGCAGTCGACGATGAACGGTGCCCAGCGCTTCAGCTCTGCGTGCGGCTCTCTCCCGTCGGGGAGGGTTTCTCCTGGTCGGAACCTGGCTCCGTCCTCGACCCATTTGGTGCACTCCTCGATGGCGAGTCGCTCGTCTCCGCTAAAGGGCGGTTGTACTCCAGGATGCGCGAGAACATCTCCGACTCGATGTCCGCGTACGCGGATATCTTGTCGAAGAAGTCCTCCGCCGATATGTCGACGCGCTCCTCGGTGGCGTCGCCATCGTCCGGGTCCTTGTACCACATCTCCAGGAGCCCGTTCACGATGACGTGCTGGTGGAACGCCCTCAGCTCGCCTTCCTGTATGTTGACCGGCACGCCCGACTCGTCAAGCTCTATGCCCTGGCGCTGGCCGAGAAGCCCCTCCTGCGCCTCGACCGTGAACTTCCGCCGCACGATCCGCGCCCCGGGGAGGGACTCAAGCTCGCAGCTGTCCTGCCGCTGGATCTTCCTCGCGGCCGTCTCCCACTTGTCCATATGGTCCTGCTCCTCCTGATGCCCTATCAGTAGGACGAGCTGTCCTCGTTGATGAGCGTGATGGTCACGGGGTCGTTGTAGCTCGTGCCCTTCGGCGATATCGCCTTGAAGGCGATGTTCGCGTCGAAGACCCCCGTGTTCTCGGTGAACTCGTAGCCCGTTATCGAGCAGTACGGAAGCTCGATGAGCATGAACTCCGGTATGACGCCGGATATGACCTTGCCCTCAAGCTCAAGGGTGATCGCCACCTGCGTGTCGGCGAACATCTTCGCCCGCTCGGCGAAGCTCGTGGCGTCGAGCCTCACCTGCATGGTGCCTGTGGACTCGAACATGCCCTTCTGGTGGTACTGCCGGTCGACGGAGCCGCCGCCGTACCCGTCCGGGTTGTGCTGGTTGGTCATCGACAGGTCGAAGTTCCGCGTGTAGTTGTAGTTGTTCCCGCCCAGCGCGAAGTCGCCCTTGTAGAAGATCAGCGGGTCGTACTCCTCAAGCGTCAGGCTGATGGCGCTCTTGCCGCCGGTCTCGGTGAACCCGAGGACGCTGGCCGAGCCCTCGACTATCGCCTTCAGCGCGCCGGACAGGCTCATGGAGTCCACCACGCACCCGGCGTACAGGAAGTTGTCCTGGTATCCGTCCTTCTGCATGGTGAGCGTCGGGCGCTCGGTGTTGCTGAGGTCGACGACGAACTCGTGCCGGTAGACGCCGCTCGACGCGGAGTCGAACCACACGTAGACCCAGTTGTTCTTTCCCTGCTTGGTGGCGGAGATGACCGTGGTGGAGACGTCGAAGTCCGTCGCGCCGAAGATGATCTCGGCGGAGTAGTCCGCGTACGCGTCTATCTCGGTCTTCAGCTCGCCGAGCGAGTCGTAGGATGCCGCGCTCAGGTCAATGACGCCCACGTTGCCGAAGTTGTTGTCGGCGGATTCCGAGCCCTTCGCGCCGACCGACGAGCGCAGCTCGTCCAGCGTCGAGTCGGCCTCGATCTTCGCCGACGCGCTTGAGCCGCTATACCGCAGGCGCATGCACGCGCCGACCTGCTGCACGGTGTTTTCGGTCCCGAGCAGGGACTTGATGAGGACCGCCATCCCCCCTACCGGTCGTACGGCCAGCGGGATGTCACCGGCCACGTCCGCGAACAGCAGGTAGTCGCCTGTGCTCATGTTGCTTCCGACTATGGCGGGGTCGGGACCCGTGTTAGCCACCCTGTCGAGGGCGACCACGCCGGAGATCGGGACCACATTCGTCATGCTGACGGCGGTCCCGGCCGTTGCCTCCAACCCGACGGACAGCTTGATATTGTTTACGCTTGGCATTTTGTGCCTCTCCTTAGATGGAGTTTACGTTTGTGTCGCCGTCCCGTCCTGGATCGGTGTTCGTACCGCGCGGGTACCTCTTCCTCATAACGTCCTGCACACGAGGGGCACGAGAAGCACCTGAAGCGCCTCCCTGTTCTCCTGGTTCTCCATCATCGGCGAGTAGTCCTCCTCGCCGATCTGTATCCACGCGAACACGCCCCCGAACGTGTCGTCCGCCTCCTGCAGGCGGTTCATCGCCTCACTGTATCGCAATAACGCCTTTTCCACAAGCTGCGCCGCCGTCGACCGGTGCGTCACCCTGACTATGATGTTGTGCGTCAGCCACGGGCGGACCAGCGGCGCGGCGTCCGGCCCGTAGTCGTGCGGCGTGCTCTCCGGCAGCAGCTCCATCTTCGGGTACAGGTTCTTGGCGCTGTGCCCGACGCAGATAAGGGCCGGGTCGGGCGTGTCCGTGTCGCTCCGGTTCGTCCTCACCGTGGTGAGGTACGTGGCGAGGTTGCTGTCGAGGTAGTCCTTGACCTCGTCCAGCGCGTCCTCCATGTACTGCCGTGTCGGTGCCGCCATGCCTACATCCTACGCAGTTCCGAGCTCGCGGTCAATGAAGCTCGCCGTGAACCGCTGCATCTCGTCGCGGTCCTCGCCCGTGATGAACAGCAGCTCGCGCTTGGGCGGCCGCCCCTGCACGGTGCCGCCCTCCTGGTGGTGGCGCGCGTACGGTATCTGCGTCCCCCACACGAGCCACGACGTGCCCCGATCGATGATCCCGCCGGTGCTCGGGTCGCCCGAGTTGATGCTCCCGAGCAGGTCCCCCGTGTACTGCATGATAGTCTTGGCCTTGCCCTGCCGCATCTTCCACTCCAGGTAGTCCGGATTCAGCGGGACCCACGCCTGGTGCCCCCTCCGCGCGCCGCCGAGCCGGAAGGTCTCGGCCCACCACGAGCGCAGCAGCAGGTTCGCCATGCCGCTGAACAGCTTGTACTTCTCCGGGTGGGCGGATATGTCCGACAGCCTGCCGGACACCCCCTCCCACTCCCGGAGGTCTATATCGACGCTTATCACACGATCCTCCCCGGGCCGAGCTCGCGCACCTCGTCCATCTCAAGCGAGTCATGCGAGCTGTCGAGGATGACTATCGCCCCCGTGGCTATCTTGTCCAGCAGCGCGTCGTACCGGTCGCCGAAGTGCTTTAGGATGCTGTTCCCGAGCTCGTCGTTCAGCAGCGCAGAGTCGTCGTTGCGCCACTGCCTGATGATGGTCAGGTACGCCGCCCGGTACCGGCACAGGCGGTTCAGCACGCGCGGGATCTCGTCGAGGTCCTCTATCTTCTCCCAGTCTACGTACTTGGACAGGTCATCGTACACCTCGTCCTGCGCGTCCTCGATGTTCGCCTGCAACAGCGCCTCGTCTATCGAGGCGTCCACCACCGCGGGGAGGTCCCGCTTCAGCTCGTCAACCGTGCTCAGGTGCGTCTGCGGCCATGCCATGTCATCGCCTCCTCATCATGCGCCTGGCCCTGCGGCCCATCTTCCGCTTCTGCGCCGCGGCCCGGTGCCCGGCGCTGTCCCCATGCCAGCCACGGCCCTTGCCCTTCTTCCTCCGCTTCTTGGCGGGCGGGTACGGACCGCCCGGCTCACCCTTGACGGTGACGCGGGAGCTGTACGGCACGTACTTGCTCCCCCGCGCGCGGGCGATCACGCCCATGTGGATTCCGATTATTGGTGCGCGCAAAACACGCCCCCTACTCGTTCTTTTCCACCGGTGCTGGGGAGTCCCAGTCCTCTGACGCCTCCCCGTCAGTGACCTCTCTTATCCTTGCCACCTCAAGCGCGTGGTAGGAGTGCTCCCGCTCGTGGGACCACTGCGCGTCCTGGAAGAACTCCCGGAACGCCTCGACCATGGCGAGCGTCATCTTCCTGTCAGACAGCGCCCACGACATGTTCTCCTTCAGCGGCCACCCGTTCTTCAGGTCGCCGAGCACGCGGTACTTGATCGAGGCGTTGCGCTTCATCTGGTCGGCCTCGTGGAAGATGAAGTGCCACTCCTCCCTCGGCAGGTACACGAGGTCGGCGAGCTGCAGCACCCGAAGCGTCCACTCGCGCGTCTGCTTGCGTGGGAACCGCTCGTCCCACGGCCCGGCCCTGCGCGCGTTCTCCATCCTGAACAGCCAGCCGCCGAGCGACTCGTGCCTGCGGTAGTTCTCGAACGTCGAGAGCTTCGGGTCGTAGACGTTCCGCACCCTATGGTGCGTCTCGTGCCCGTCGAAATGGTGCGTCACGAAGTCGGTGTGCACCCCGCCGACCGAGTCCTCGCGGCCAGCGATGAACTCCATCACGTCGGCCGCCCACGTCGGCTCAAGCCAGCAGTCGGCCGCGTCGTGGTGCCACCATGACCCTCGGGCGTTCTCAAGCGCGACGTTGACGGCCTGGCTGACGGACCGGAACGCGGAGTCGCGCTCGCGCCGGAACACCCGCACGCGGTCGTGCGCGCTGTGCTCCTCGATGACCCCGAGCGTCCCCTCGTCGGTGGAGCCGTCGTCGACGACGATGACCTCCACGTCCGGGTACGTCTGCGCCTCGAACGAGTCGAGCGCCTGCGCCAGCAGGTCGGCCCGCTCGTTGTACACCGGCACGGCTATGGTGATGAGCCCGCTCATGGCGCGTCCTTCTCTTCGACGAGGACGGCCGTGTCGGCGGCGACCTTCGCCGCCCTCCCGGTAGACAGCCCCTCGAACAGCTCGAACGTCCGCTCCGCCTGGATGTCCAGGCTGTAGCGGTCCTCGACCCACTTCCTGTACCGCCCGCTCTCGTACGGGCCGTCCACCAGCGCCTCAAGCTCCTCGAAGTCGCCCCATATGAGGTCGTCCGGCCACAGGTCGCGCGCGCCGTACCAGTCGTAGATCAGCGGCTTGATGCCCTTCGCCATGCCCTCGGCGACCACGTAGCTGAACGACTCTATGTTGCTCGTGGACAGGACGAACTTCAGGTCCTCCATCCAGCCGTCCATGGACTCGACCCGCGGGACGACCTCCCAGTTGCCCACGCCGCCGAGGTCGTGCTGGAAGGAGAAGTACTCCATCCCCGTGACCTCCGGCACGTCGATGCGGAGCAGGAACCTGTACTCCGGCCGGTGCTTGGCGAAGTGCCGTATGACCATGGCGAGCCGCTCCACGCCCTTCTTCGATGTGAACACGCCTATGACGCCGATGTTCTTCTTGGTGCTGTGCTCCCGCCTGGCGAACGCGAACTGGTCGACGTTGACGCCGTTGTGTATGACCTCGGTCCTGAACCCCTGCGGCAGCGACCCGCCGTACAGGCTCATGAAGTGCCTGCGCGTGTGCTCGGCGACGAACACGAGGCAGTCGACCTTCCTGAAGTCGATGTTCAGCATCCTGTGCGGCCGCCACAGCTCGTAGCCGTGCAGCCTGACGATCCACACCTGGTGCTCCGGCTTCGGGAACTTCGTCATGCGCACCGCGTCGTCAGAGAGCCACTCCATCCATATGATGTCGGCCCACTGGCTGTACTCCGGGTCGTAGAGCCCCTGCTTGTTCCACGACAGGCCGATGGCCGTGTTGTACCGCTCGTTCATGCGCTCGCGCAGGTCCTTTATGAACGTGAACCGCAGCGTGTTGTCATAGATGATTATGTTCTTCCGATCGCGCTCTATGCCTATCAGCTCGTACCACGTGTGCAGCTTCTGTACCAGCTCCTCGTTCGTGTTCCCGAGCTCGATGGACTTCTCCCCGTTCTTCACGGCCTCGAACCACTCCTGCACCTGCGAGTAGACGCCGGCGAGCTTGGCGTACGGCAGGTACGAGTACGCGGGACCGTGCAGGAACATCCCGCTGATAGGCAGCCGCATGTCCTTCGCCATGAGGTACCAGTGCTCGGCCTCGTACCACTGCTCTTTCTGGAAGGCGAGGTCGCCGAGCAGGATGTATATCTCGGCCCTCTCCCAGTCGAGCTTCATGGCGTCGAGCAGGGTCGCCCGCGCACCGTCGGGGTCCCCCTTCCGGGCGCGCAGGTGCGCCATCTGGAGCATGGCCTGCGCCTTCTCGGCGTTCCACTTCGACAGCTCGACGTACCTCCCGTACCACTCAAGCGCCGAGTCGACCTCGTCCAGCTCCATGTACGTCTGCGCGAGGTAGAAGTAGGCCCTCGGTTCCTCCGGGTTCTCCTCGATGTCGAGCTTCAGCAGGTCGATGTTCATCTCCCGCCGCTGTTGCACCCGGGCCTCGGCATTTTCGGAGGTGCGCTGGTGGATGATCACGAACTCGAACACCGGGCGCTTCAGCCCATTGGCGGCATCCGTGTCGAGCCAGTTGTGAACGCGGCCCCTGTACCGGAGCTCCGGAACGTTGCGGAACATCCTCGGCTGCAGGAAGCATATGTTCGGCGTCATCTTGCTCAGGTCGCCGGTGTTCTCCGGGTTCATGTAGATGTTCGCGCTGATGACGTCCGTGTCGTCGAGGTCGCCGCCGCGCTTCAGCCTGCGCAGCAGGTCGTCGAGCACCTGCCGCGAGCCGGGGTGCAGCACCTCATGCCCGTCGAGCACCCACACGAAGTCCTTCGTGCACATGTCGATGGCGTCGTTCCGCGCCTTGGAGAAGTTGTCCTCCCAGTGGAAGTAGTCCACCACGTCGGCGTACTCCCTCGCCAGCTCGAACGTGTTGTCCGTGGTGGTGTCGTCCACCAG